ATCTTTCGACTGTGATCACAAACGGTACGGTTGACCCGAGGTGTTTCTGGTTTGCGATTAGGAGTAGTGCTTCACAACCGACTGTATTGCAGACTGGACCATCCGAAGCATTATTGAGTGATGTTAATTACACCACGGGATATACAGCAGATCTAGAACCAGACAGCGCGGCAGTTGATTACACTTCTGAAGAATATACTTTATATGGCATCACCTTACAGCCAGGTGATACTTACGTGAGGATTCAGTAATGTCAAATTACGACGGTCTCACTAGAAACTCATGGACAGGGACGTGGTCCCCTTCTGCAGAACATCCTATTGTTCTGGATACAGAAATCCGTGGTGGATTAAGGTTTGTTTCTGGTGATTCGGATGACCGTCTCGAAGACATTACTGGTCAAAGACTCCAAGAAGGAATGCTCGCATACCTGAAAACTGGGTATGATAGTTTCTCAAGTGACACTTATTATAAATATTCATTGCTCAGTGGCGAAAGTAGAGATACATCTACAGGTGACATGCCGAATGCTGCTGGGAACTGGTCTCCTGTTTCCTTTGGAGGCGGTGGTCAGACCACAACATCTTATAAATACGACTTGAGTGGAACTTCTTATACTGTTTCACACAACGGCAAGAATACTATTTCCAATTTTTATGTGCTGGATCCCACGGGAAATGAGGTAGGTGTTCTTACCAACTTGACGAATACTCAATTGACGGTCGAATCTCTTATCGATCTGACTGGTCATGAACTTTATGTTGTTATATTATAAAAATAAGAAAGTAGTTTTTTATTCGAATAGAAAATAAGGGAGAAAACTCCAATGGCAACAAAGCAATTTTACCACAATATTGACCTCGTAAAAGTAGGTCAGTTACTCGACGCACGAATCAAGAACGTCACCTCTGCCGAGAAATCAACTCTTGCTGCACAACTCGGTAGCGGAAACAAAGGTTTAGTCATTTATGACACAGACCTTTCGGAAATGGCGATCTGGGATGGCGTAACATTCCGTCAGGTATCTTCTGATATCACTGGCGACGTTATCTTCCGTGGCGTTATTAATCCACTCAACTCAAATACTGGTTCTGTTGAAGCAGTAAATGGTAACCAGTACGTTGCTGATCAAGCAGGTACGTTGGCGAAGACTAACGTAGTTTTCTCACCTTCTGCGGAAGTAGAAGTTGGCGATATCGTACTCTTCACAAGTTCAACAACTGCTACAATCCTGCAGCGCAACGTTGACTACGCAACTGCAACTGTTGCTGGTATCGTTGAACTCGCTACACAAGCAGAAGTTGATGCCGGTACTGATGTTGACCGCGTAATCACGCCAGCAACATTGGCAGGTTCGCAACTCGCTTCTGACGTCGCAACCAATGCTACTGACATCGCTGCTGCTGAAGCAAAGATTGGTCAGGACTCTCCAAATGGTTCTTACCTCACACTAGACACTACATCACAGACTGTTATCGCGGCAATTAACGAAGTAAATGCTGCACAATTAGCAGATTCTGACAGAGTAGCAGGTAACGACTCTGACATCGCTGCACTTCAAGGACGCGCTACTGTAATCGAAGGTCGTTTAGACGGTCACGATACTGATATTAGTGATCTGCAAGCAGTCGATTCAGCACAAACTGCACGTCTCGACTCAGCGGACACCCGTTTTGTTGCAGTAGAAGGTCGTGTAACACAGAACGAAGCAGACATTGCTGCGCTTCAAGGTGCTGACTCAGACCTCGACGCACGTTTGGATGTTGCAGAAGCACGTCTTGACTCAGCGGACACGCGTTTCGTATCTCTAGAAGGTCGTGTATCTACTACTGAATCTCGTCTTGATTCAGCAGACACGCGTTTCGTCGCTGCAGAAACCCGTATCACCCAGAACGAATCAGACATTGCTGCTCTTCAGGGCGCTGATTCAGACTTCGGTGATCGTTTAGATTCAGCAGATACACGTATGGTGGCAATCGAGACTCGTCTCACTGGTCACGATTCAGATATCTCTGATCTGCAAGGTGTCGATTCAGATATTAAAGCATTCGTTGGTTTCGGCGAAACTCTTAATACATCTGAAACAACTCTTGTTGCTGCAATCAACGAATTGCACGGTGAGATTAATGACAATGATTCGGACATCGCTTCACTACAAGGTCGTGTAGGTGATCTTGAAGCACGCGATAATGTCAAGGTCCACACTGATCAAAGTGTTTCGATTCTTGCTAACACTCCAAAGACTGTTAACCACGCACTGGCACTTGCTAACGCGACTGGTTTCGTCATTAACGTGATGGATTCAGACGGTTCACAGATCTCTGTAGACGTTGACGCAGTAGATGCGAACAACCTTACTTTGACTTCACTGGTCGGTTTGACTGGTGTTAAAGTTACAGTAATGGGTGTATAATATAGATTAATTTCTATACTATATAATGTAAGAGGGGAGGACTTCGGTCCTCCCTTTTTTTTGTTTACTAAAAACTGAGGGTAATGAAAATGAGTTTTGATTGGAATAAACCAACTTCTCAAATGCTGGGAAGATGGCAACCATGGCACGATGGACACTCCGCACTCTTTAAGCGGTCGTTTGCTGAAACTGGGCAAGTCGTAATTATGATTCGTGACGTTGGTGGAATAGTCGGCAGTGACGCTAGTGGCGGTCGAACCGAAGCGCAGGATGACAATCCATTCGACTTCGAAGTTGTAAAACAAAACATTGTTGATGGTCTTTCGAAAGAAGGGTTTCAAAACGAAAGGGACTATATTATTATGCTCGTCCCAAATATCGTTGATATTAGTTATGGTCGGGGCGTCGGATACACCTTTACAGAGCACGATCTCGGAAAAGAAATTCATGATATCAGCGCAACAAAAATTAGAGCGAAATTAAGAGAAGAAGGCAAACTTTAAAGGATTATATTATGGCGGATAAAGTTTTTGCGGGATTACAACTTCCCAATTTAGACGGCGCAGTTGCTAGGGAAGCAGATGCTGGATTTGTTAGAATTTTCTTCTATGACGGCAATTTATATTGCCGCGACGATCAAGGGGAAATCTTCGAACTAGCGAAGGGCAAGAAAAAGAAAATAGAAGATTTAGTCGACGATTATTATGGCGACGACGATGACGACGACGATGACGACGATTAATAACGCGCCTATATAGAACTGTGGTATTTTTATTATTTTCATTTTGGAGATTATTATGGAAAATCAAGAAGTAGAAACTGTTGTTGCGGAAGTAGAAGCAGCACCAATCGAAAACAACAATCCTATTGCGGATCTTTTAAAGTCAATCGAAGGCGAAGATTTCAATACGGCAGAAACTCAATTCAATGACCTAATCGGCGACCGACTTCAAGACACCTTGGATCAAGCGAAGGTTCGTATTGCCAGTTCCATCTATAATGGTGAAGAACCAGAGCAAGAAGAAAGAGAAGAAGATCTTGATATCGACGCTGAATTAGAAGTTGAAATTGAAGACGAAGACTTGGAAAACGCGGAATAATAGTATTCTGTTCTTAAAATATTTTTTCGTATAAATAATTCCATATATTTGTAAAGCGGTTGTTTTAATGATTAATTTTAAATCTCTTAGAGAAAAAAAGATGAAGGGAATGCCTCCTGGAGAACATGTGTTCGACAAGAAAGTTGGCGGCGTTTCAGTTATGATTCACAAAGAGAAGAATCAGTTTGTTGTCTATATCGACAACGAAAAACTCGATTCGTTTAAAACAAAATCTGCCGCTCAGAAATTCGGAATTGAATTTGCAAAAGAGTATAAGAAATGAAACTAATCGCAGAATATCAAGAAAACGATCTTCAATGCATCGTTGAGAAGAAAGAGAACGGCGAGAAGTCTTTCGTAATCGAAGGCATTTTCGCTCAAGCAGATCAAAAGAATAGAAATGGTCGCATTTACCCTAAAGCAATTATGGAAAATGCGGTCAACAAATACGTCGAGGATCAAGTCAGTAAGAAGCGTGCGGTCGGTGAGTTAAATCACCCTGAAGGACCAACCGTGAACCTCGACAAAGTTTCTCATCTCATCACTGACCTTAAATTCGAAGGCAATGATGTGATAGGAAAGGCACAAATATTGGATACGCCGATGGGTCAGATTGTGAAAGGTCTCTTGGAAGGTGGTGTTCAACTAGGAGTGTCAACTCGTGGTATGGGTAGTCTTGAGCAGAGGAATGGCACAATGTATGTAAAGGATGATTTCATCCTGAACACTGTAGACATTGTCCAAGATCCATCAGCACCGGCAGCTTTCGTAAACGGAATCATGGAAGGCGTTGAGTGGGTATGGAACAATGGTGTTATTCAACCTCAAGTAATTGAACAAATGGAGACAGAAATTAAAACCGCTCCGGAAAAGCATCTCTATGAGACGTCGATTCGCGAGTACAAGAATTTCCTCTCGTTGCTCAAATCTAATTTTAAGGAGTAAAACATATGTCCGAAATGCACACAAATGTTGAGCTTCCTGTCGAGGAGAACAATCAAATCGAGGAAGCAAGTGCTCAGAAAATGCCAGTAGGTACTGAGGCAGATTCTATCGCGTCTGTAGATAAAACTGACGATTCTGTGAAGAAAGCACCTTCACGTAAAGGTGAAAATTCTAAACAGGATCCGATGCCGAAAACAAAAGCAGGAATGATCAACGCAATGTACGCCAAACTTTCTGGTATGAAAAAAGACCAGTTATCTGCGGCATACGCTAAAATGTCTGAAGAACTCGATCTAGAAGAAATGGATGCTGAGGTAGTTGAACTGCCTGAGACATCATATGACTTCTCTGATGATTTGGAAGCACTCGTTGAGTCTGAAGCAACTTTGTCTGATGAATTTAAAGCGAAAACTGCTGTTATTTTCGAAACCGCTATTCGTTCCAAAATCTCTGAGCAAGTAGAGCGTTTGGAAGATGAATATCAATCACGCCTAGAAGAAGAACTCGAAACATCGCGTTCCGATCTAGTCGAAAAGGTTGATTCTTACCTAAACTATGTTGTTGAAAACTGGATGACTGAGAACCAACTCGCTGTAGAGAATGGTCTTCGTACAGAAATCGCAGAAAACTTTATGGATAATCTGCGCGGTCTGTTCGTCGAATCTTACATCGAAGTTCCAGAATCTAAAGTAAACCTAGTTGATGAACTGGCAGAGCAAGTTGAAGATCTCGAAGAGAAACTCAACGAGCGTACTGCTGAAGTTCTAGAAGTTAATGAATCACTTGAAATGTTCCAGCGTCAAGAAATTATCCGTGAAGCATCACGCGATCTCGCTGAAACACAAGTAGAAAAACTCGCTTCTTTGGTAGAGGGACTCGACTTTGAAGACGGTGAATCTTTCGCGACTAAAGTTCGCACTGTGAAAGAATCATACTTCAAGAAAGAAGTCGCGCAAACTGAAGAAATCCAAGAAGATTGGGATGCCGAGCAAACTGAAGAAACAACTTCAGTAATGTCTCAGTATCTTTCAGCAATCAAGAAAACATCCAAGTAATTAGGAGTATCTAAAATGACAGTATCTTACGATAAGTTGGTTGAGAAGTGGGAACCAGTTCTTAACGAAAATAGCGCTGGCGAGATCAAAGATTCTCACCGTCGTGCGGTAACAGCAGCAATTCTTGAGAACCAAGAAATCGCATTCCGCGAAGAAGCGCAACTCAACGAAGTAGCATCAAACTCAAACGCATCTGTAACAGGTGGCCCAGGTGGAGCAAACTGGAATCCAGTATTGATCGCACTTGTACGTCGTGCAATGCCAAACCTTATGGCATACGATCTGTGTGGTGTTCAACCAATGACTGGACCAACTGGTTTGATCTTCGCTATGAAGGCAAACTACAAGACTACACGCGCTGGCGCTACTGCTGGTGACGAAGCATTGTTTAACGAAGCGGTAACTGGTTTCTCTGGCGATTCATCTGCAACTCAAGGTGCTGGTACATCCGGTCTTGAAGGTGTAACTGACGCGACTCCAGATTCATCAATCGCTGACGAAGCAAACACTTCAGCATTCGGTGGCGCTATGCCAACTGCTGACGCTGAAGCACTCGGTTCAACCGGTTCTGCTTTCGCAGAGATGGGTTTCTCAATCGAGAAGGCAACAGTAACTGCTAAGTCGCGTGCGTTGAAAGCAGAGTACACTCTTGAACTCGCTCAAGACCTCAAAGCAATCCACGGTCTGGACGCTGAGACTGAGTTGGCAAACATCCTGTCAACTGAGATCCTCGCGGAAATCAACCGTGAAGTCGTTCGTACAATCAACTCTCAGGCGATTGTCGGCGCACTTCAAGACGGTATCCAAACTAAGGGTATCTTCGATCTTTCAACTGATGCCGACGGTCGTTGGTCAGTAGAAAAGTTCAAGGGTCTGGTTGTACAGTTGGAGCGTGAAGCAAACGTAATCGCGAAGCAAACACGTCGCGGTAAGGGTAACTTCATGGTATGTTCATCTGACGTCGCTACAGCACTAGTTGCTGCTGGCATGTTGGACTACACTCCATCACTCTCAACTACTCTAGCAGTAGACGATACAGGCAGCACTTTCGCTGGTGTATTGAATGGTCGTATGCGCGTATACATCGATCCATACGCAACTGGCGATTACGTCACAGTCGGATACAAGGGTACTAACCCATATGACGCAGGTATCTTCTACTGCCCATACGTCCCACTGCAGATGGTCCGCGCTGTCGGCGAGAACGATTTCCAACCACGTATCGGGTTCAAGACTCGTTATGGTATGGTATCTAACCCATTCGTTGGTGCTGCACCAGCAGATGGTCTTGCTGCCGCACGTTCTAACCAGTACTACCGCATCTTCCGCGTCGACAATATCCTCGCGTAAATCGGTTAATAATAAGAATCCTTTAAGGATCTTTTTGGGGAGACTTCGGTCTCCCTTTTTTTATGCGTATAAATAGATCAATAGAATACTAATACTATGGAGCACTTCATGGCATCACCCAATTCAAGGCAATCTTTGATTGACTATTCCCTGAGAAAACTTGGGGATCCAGTTATCGAAATCAATGTCGATCAAGATCAGATAGAAGATAAAGTCGACGATGCTTTACAGAAGTATAGGGAATTCCACAGCGACGCAACTGTGCGGATATTCCTAAAACATCAATTGACTGCAGCAGATATTACAAACAAATACATCACGTTGTCAGACGATATTCTCTTTGTAAGTAAGGTGTTTCCGTTCAACCCGACTTTCGGGACAACAAATATGTTTGACATCAAGTATCAAATGATGCTGAGCAGCATGGGCGACTTCATGCATTTTGCAGGTGGTATGTCATACTACTATCAGATGCAACAATACCTAGATTTCTTAGACATGCTTTTGGATGGCACGCCGCTCACGACGTTCTCTCGAAAGCAAAATCGTCTATACATTCACGGAAGTCTAGAAGACAAAGACTTAGTTGAAGGGCAGTATCTAATCGCTGAAGTATTCCAGATCATTGACGAAGATTCTCACACTTCTGTCTGGGACGATATGTGGTTGAAGGAATACACAACTGCTCTAATTAAACAGCAATGGGGCATGAACTTAATTAAATTCGAAGGCATGCAACTTCCAGGAGGCGTTACAATTAATGGTCGTCAAATCTTTGATGATGCAAATTCAGAAATCGAAAGGTTAGAAGAAAAGATTCGTTCTGAACACGAATTGCCTGTCGACTTCTTCATGGGTTAATTATATATGGCGACGAATCCTTACTTCACACAGGGCACGCGAAACGAACAGACGCTCTACGAAGACATTATCATTGAGTCCTTAAAGATTTATGGGCAGGATGTCTATTACATTCCACGCGAGATTGTAGGGCGCGACCGTATATTCGACGACGATGCAGTTTCTCGTTTTGATAATGCATACAAGATAGAAATGTATATCGAGAACATTGAAGGATTCGACGGAGAAGGGGATCTATTCACTAAGTTCGGTGTTGAGATTCGCGATGCAGCAACCTTTGTTGTTGCTAAAAGAAGATGGGATAACGCCATCGCTCAATACGAAGAAGCAGACGACAGCACTTTCTTCAGACCAAGAGAAGGCGATTTAATCCATCTCCCGCTATCAAATTCAATCTTTGAAATCATGCGCACCGAGACACAGCAACCATTCTATCAGTTAAAGAATCTTCCAGTATTCAAGATGCGTTGCGAATTGTTCGATTATAATGATGAAGACTTTGATACGGGTATTGATCAGATCGACAACGTTGAACGCGATCATGCCTATAAAACTATTCTTAGATTCGATCCGAATTCACTATCCGGTAACTTTGAATTTCAGGAAAGTATCACACAGACAAACACTTCTTATACTATGACGGGTGAAGTGGTTGATATTGATGCATCTAGTAACAGCGAATATCTTGTCTATGTTGCTCATCAAGGAGCGATGGACGGGCAGTATCATACATGGAGTACATCTGCCCCTATCGTTGGAGATATCTCAGGCGCGACCGGTATTCCGTTCTTGACGACTGGGGACTCTGCAGAAATGCTTCCGGCAGGTGCACAGAACGATGATTTCGATGACATAGGTGATTCGTTTATCGACTTTACAGAAAGCAACCCATTCGGAGACCCAAGATAATGTTTGGTGGACACTTCTACAATCAACGAATTCGTAAATCTGTGGCGGTCTTTGGTTCGCTATTCAACAACATTAATATTATTCGCAAAAACTCATCCGGCAATGTAATCAGTCAAACTAAGGTCCCATTATCCTATGGTCCGAAAAGAGATTTCCTAGCAAGGATTGATCAAGCAAATCAATCCGAGAATGAACGACAGGTTGCAATTAAATTACCGCGTATGTCGTTCGAGATTGTTGCGATGGCATATGACCCCGTTCGACAATTGCCGAAGATGAACGCGTGTCTCAAAAGTTCAGATGATGCTTCTACTAAGAAAAAATTATATGTTCCTGTTCCATATGTCATATCGTTTCAACTGAGCATATACGCAAAGTCTCAAGACGATGCACTACAAGTCGTTGAACAGGTACTTCCATACTTTACCCCGCAATACACGCTAACAATGAACCCGATCGACGAATATAGTGATGTAAAGGAAGATACTCCTATTACATTGCTTGGCGTGACTTTCTCGGATGATTACGAAGCAGCATTAGAAGCGAGAAGAACAATTATATACACTCTCGATTTTGATATGAAAGTAAATCTATACAAAGATGTTTCTGCGTCCGCGCCGGTAATTACCAATTACGATATCGATATGATAAACCTCGAAGGCGATCAAGAGTTATTTGTAACTCTAAAAGATTCTTCAGATTCGATTTAGTATAAATAAGGTTTGTGTTTACTCAAACACATCTAACTGAATTCGAAGCAATTCTCTATATTATAATGTCAATTGTTAGCAGAGAAATGCAATATTTTATATTTATAAATAGGTACAGAATTGACATAGGGTTAAACCCCTCTTCATAATTAAACCCTTTCAAAAAAATTCAGAGGGAAAATCAATGGAAACAAAAATACATTTTAAAAACAGTAATGCGGGCGATGTAAGTCTAGGTGTTACAGGTTCTTCATCAATTAGTTTTGAGAAGGAACCAACAGAAACCTTCACTTACTCGATAACTGGAGTTAGTGCAGACCCGACTTCAGCAAACTGGAGACAATATTATGCTCCAAGGGGATACCTTTGGATTCCTAATGTTGGATTTAAATGCAACGAGAAACTGAAGCATTGTGATCATATGTTTAGTCAGGATCACACTGGAGTACTCCCACCGGCTGCTGATGTAACAAACCTTGACATGTCAGAAGTAATAACAGCGTGTGCTATGTTTAGGGGTTGTGCTTTCGCCTCGAACTCGACCGATGTAACAGGATGGGATGTCTCTAAAGTCCGAGACTTCCAAGAAATGTTCAGAGATACCGACTTCAACCAAGACGTTAGTGGTTGGACTATCACCACAGACGCATCAACTATAATTTCTGAAGCGGCAGGAGCAGGTTGGACACACCCAGACATTCTTGTAGATGGCCTATCGCGGACCTACTGGTACCTAACTTCTACTTATATAAATTCATTTATACCAGGTGCTGGGGACCACGACGGAACTGGCGTAAACTTGAAAGGTATGTTCCAACAATCTCCATTCAACCAACCAATCGGGTCTTGGAACGTTTCAAGCGTGTTCACTGTGGAAAATATGTTCGATGACGCACCTGCATTCAACCAAGACATTAGTTCTTGGGATGTTTCAAGTGTGGAAAATATGTGGGCGATGTTCTATCGTGCTTATGCGTTCAACCAAGACATTAGTGGTTGGGATGTTTCAAGTGTCACTCAAATGAGTTGGATGTTTGAAGACGCGACTTCATTCAACCAAGACATTAGTTCTTGGGATACTTCTTCAGCAGTATTAATGATAGGAACTTTCCACGGAGCGACTGCATTCAACCAACCGATTGGTACTTGGGACACTTCGCGTTGCCGAGACATGAACCAAATGTTTGAAGAAGCATCTTCATTCGATCAAAACATCGGTGCATGGGATGTCTCCAAAGTTACAGATATGGACGAAATGTTCCAAGACGCACCTGCATTCAATAATGGCGGAAGCGGCGACATCGGTAACTGGGATACTTCTAGCGTTCTCGATATGGGTGAGATGTTCGAAAATGCATCTTCATTCAATCAAAACCTTACTAGTTGGGATGTTTCATTCTCCTCATTTGAACCGTACCAATTCAGTAGCGGCGCAACGGTATTCGATGCAGATAATAAACCGTTTTGGGGAACTACTGGGTGGGACGGAGTTTATAGAACTTATGCTCTCCCCGTAGCGACTGATCCAACTTCTGCTAATTGGAAAACTTACTATGCTCCATATGGTTACGAATTTATCGCTAATGTTGGAATACGAACCAAACTTCCAATAACTAATGCGGAAGGAATGTTCCAGAACTCGACCACATTCAACGAAGACATTAGTAGTTGGGATATGTCCACCGTTACTAATATGAGATATATGTTTTCATCTGCGTGGACATTCAACCAAGACATCAGTTCTTGGAATACTTCTAGCGTTAATAATATGGAATATATGTTCAGTAGCGCCACTGTATTTAACCAACCGCTAAACTCTTGGGATGTTTCTAGCGTTACTAATATGCATGGTATGTTCACTAACGCAGAACTATTCGACCAACCGTTAAACTCTTGGGATACTTCTAGCGTTACTGATATGGCATATATGTTCTCTGAGGCAGAACATTTCGACCAACCGCTAAACTCTTGGGATACTTCTAGCGTTACTGATATAGTGGGTATGTTCTCTAATGCTCATGAGTTCAACCAAGACATCAGTTCTTGGAATACTTCTAGCGTTAATAATATGGAATATATGTTCAGAGGTACCACTTTATTCAACCAACCGTTAAACTCTTGGGATGTTTCTAGCGTTACCAATATGAGATCTATGTTCAACGACGCAAATGATTTCAACCAAGACATTAGTTCTTGGGATGTTTCTAGCGTTACTAATATGCATGATATGTTCAACAGCGCAGATGCATTCAACCAACCGTTAAACTCTTGGGATGTTTCTAGCGTTACTACTATGACATATATGTTAGCTAACACAGATGTATTCGACCAACCGTTAAACTCTTGGGATGTTTCTAGCGTTACTACTATGTATGGTATGTTCCTCAACACAGATGCATTCAACCAAGACATCAGTTCTTGGAATACTTCTAGCGTTACTGATATGGGATATATGTTCGGGCAGGCGCTTGTATTTAACCAACCGTTAAACTCTTGGGATGTTTCTAGCGTTACCAAGATACATGGTATGTTCAGTGACACAGGTGCATTCAACCAACCGCTAAACTCTTGGGATACTTCTAGCGTTACTATTATGCAGGTTGCGTTCTTTAGGGCGTCTGCTTTCGATCAGGACATCAGCGCTTGGGATACTTCTAGCGTTACTAATATGGGAAGTATGTTCACTGACGCGGTTGCATTCAACCAACCGTTAAACTCTTGGGATGTTTCTAGCGTTACTATTATGCATAATATGTTCCGTGGCGCCACTGCATTTAACCAACCGTTAAACTCTTGGAATACTTCTAGCGTTACTGATATGTTATATATGTTCCTTAACGCAACTTCATTCAACCAACCGCTAAACTCTTGGGATACTTCTAGCGTTACTAATATGCAGGGTATGTTCGATGGGGCAACTTCATTCAACCAAAACATCGGTGTATGGAATACTTCTAGTGTTACCAAGATGGACGAGATGTTCGAAAATGCAACTTCATTCAATCAAGACATCAGTTCGTGGATTACTTCTAGTGTTACCAAGATGATGGTTATGTTCCGAGGAGCAACTTCATTCAACCAAAACATCGGTGCATGGGATACTTCTAGTGTTACTGATATGTACGAAATGTTCCAAGACGCAACTGCATTCAACAACGGCGGAAGCGGCGACATCGGTAACTGGGATACTTCTAGTGTTACCAATATGAGATATATGTTCGTAAACGCGGTCGCGTTCAACCAACCAATTGGTTCGTGGGATACTTCTAGCGCTATCTACATCAATCGCATGTTCTATAATGCTGCTGCGTTCAACCAACCAATTGGTTCGTGGGATACTTCTAACGTTATCAATATGAGCGAACTGTTCGAAGAAGCGACTTCATTCGACCAAAACATCGGTGCATGGGATACTTCTAGCGTTTGGAATATGAACGAGATGTTCCAAGACGCATCTGCATTCAACAACGGCGGAAGCGGTGATATCGGCAACTGGGATACTTCTAGTGTTTTCGATATGGGCGAGATGTTTGAAGGCGCAAGCGTATTCGATCAAGATATAAGTGCGTGGGACGTTTCATACTTCACCGGTGAACCGTATCAATTTGCCAACGGGACTCCGGCGAGTTGGACGACTGCAGAAAAACCTCAATGGTAATGAGTGCAAAATTAACTTTTGTATAAATAGGAAAAGATTTGATATGAGGGGGTCGCACCCCCCTCATTTCCTCATATAATTCTAGATTAAGAATATTCTTAAAACAATAAACACTAGGAGAATAAATATGGCTGGTGTAAAGATTACAGATTTAACGGCACTTGATTCAGCACATTCTGCTGACCAACTTGTCGTCGTCGATGCTTCAAATAATTCGACACACAAAATATCAAAATCAGCGTTTCTTGCTGGAACAGCACTTCAAAACATTGCAGATTCTGGTGATGGCGTTGTTGTTGCAAATTCATTAAAGGTATCAGGTCTCACGATCGATGATACTGCAGGTGGTACATCTGCTCTTACTATCGATTCAGCAAACAATATTTCTGCATCAGGTATCATCACTGCAGCAAAATTCCTTGGTGATGGTTCAGAATTGAGTGGTATTGAAGGTGGTGTTACAGTAGATGCATATCAAAGTTTTGCTATCGGCACCAATGCTGGAGGAAATCCAGGCACTGAGCATGTTACCGCTTTAGGATATGGCGCAGCAAAGGGCGACTCTGCAGATCATGTTATTGCTATCGGTTACTATGCCGCATACAATAACGGTGAAGAAGACTTATATGCGATCGGTTTTTATGCCGGATATGATAACACAGGCAGAGATGTCGTAGCAATTGGTATTGATGCTGGACAGGGTAACGGCGGTGATCAAGTAGTTGCAGTCGGTGAAGATTGTGCCAAATATAACACCGGAGATTATGTTGTTGCGATCGGTGATGATGCTTGTGAAGACAACACCGGATCTTATGTTGTTGGTATCGGTAAAGATGCTGCAGAAGGTAACACTGGCGGTAACGTTGTCGCACTGGGTTACCAAGCAGCGGAAAACAACACTGGTGAGCACGTAATTGCACTGGGTAAAGATGCAGCATACGATAACACCGGAGATTACGTTGTTGCACTGGGTAAAGATGCAGCACAAGATAACACTGGGTATGGAGTTATCGCCGTGGGTTATACCGCAGCGGATAACAACTCTGGAAGAAATGCAATTGGTGTCGGTTTAAGTGCGGTACAGGACAACAAAGGCGATTATGTTGCGGCATTAGGTTACAAAGCTGGATATAGCAACCAAGGTAATTATTCGACCTTTGCCGGTAAATATGCTGGTAGGTACAGTAAGAGTGATCATGTTATTGCGATTGGTTACCAAGCTGGTTCTTACGCTGATTCTTCTTTCGGTAATGCAATCCTTATCGGTCAATATGCTGGTAAGTATGCTGTATCTGGGTCTACTTTATCAGATCTTAAAGTCGACATCCGATACAATGATTCTGCCGGTAGACTTGCGTTTGATAAATC